GATAGCTAAAGAGGTTGAAAGTAAACTTGATCGAAAGTTGACTAATCGACAAAGAGAATTTTCTAAATATTATGTAGAAGGAATTTACTCGAATGCAGAATGTGCGAGAAAAGCAGGTTTTTCTCCAAAGGTTGCAAATACAATAGCTAGTCATTTACTTTCTGGAAAAAAATATCCTCAAGTTTTAGAATACATAAAAGAGTTGAGACAAGAACAAGAAAGAAAATATGGCGTGACCATGTTGGGTCAATTAAAACGATTAAGTGAGTTATCAAAAGGCGCAGAAGATATTGGTCAATTTTCAGCATCAATAAATGCAGAAAAGATTCGTTGTGCCTTGGGTGGTTTAACTATTGATCGAAGGGAAACTGTTCATTCATTAGATGACATGACAAGAGAAGATATTATTTCTCGTTTAACTCAATTACAAAAACAATATCCTCAAGCATTTATCGAGGGTGATTTTGAAGAAATAAAAGATGACAACAGAGAAAAACTTTTGGAAACAAATAAAAAGTAATTTACCCGAAAATTGTTTAACTTATAGGATTGAAAGTAGAACAACAAAAGGAATTCCAGATGTTCATGTTTTATGGGATAATTTACCTTTTTGGTTAGAATTAAAAACAACAAAACACAATGCAATACAGATTTCACCTTTTCAAATATCCTTTAATACAACGTATTGGAATAATGGTGGCTTTTCTTTTTACTTGGTCAAAAGGTTCAAGGATAATGGTCTATTTTTATTTGATGGTGATAAAGGATCAGAACTATCGGAGTTCGGGGTTTCGGGAACTTCGGGGTTTCGGGGTTCGGGGTTCGGGGATATATGGATAAAGATAAAAGAAACAATAAAAAACCCTACTATAAAAGAAAGGAAAAAAAATAGTAGGGTTAACTCGAATATTAAAATTTTTTAAAAAATCCTGCAAGAAAAAATTCCTGCAGGATTTCCAGTTTTTTATTCTGAATAATTTATTTTTATTTTTCCTTCATCTAATTTTTTTACATAGTTTGCTAAATCCATATCTTTATAAAGTACATTATATTCAAAAATTAAATTATTTGTGATTTCCAATGTTTTATCTTTTTTTGAAACTATACCTTCTTTTATAATTTCCCCGTCAACATATAATCTAAATGATAAATCACCGTTTTCTAATTCTTTACAAGTTTGAGAGATTTCTGCGAACTTATGAGAATTTTTTGAACTCGTGCCAACATTCATTATTTTAGTTGAATGGTCATTTACTCCATAAGATTTATTACCAGTTTTACCACCAGTATTCTTATAAAGACATGATTGTATGTTATTCCAGATTTTATATTGTCGCATTTTTTAACCTCTTATTACATTGTTTAAATCATTAATAGCTTGTGTATATTGTCCACGCTTATAATTCTTATTAGTTATTTTAGACGCTAAAGATAAAATTTTAGTAGCTGACATTTTAGAATTTTTTAAACCTACATTTAATAATCTTAAATGAGCTTTTAAAAAAATAGCTTGAGTTTTATCATCTGTTGTATTATCTATTATCATTTTTATATTTCTCCTAAAAAAAGAGCCAAGTAAATATTTTACTTGGCTCATGGTTAATTAACCTTTTTAACTTTTAAACTGTGAATTAATATTAACAACAATAGCGTTAACTTCATCATACAATTTTCTTGCGTCATACTGACAAACTGCATTGTTTACATCATTAGAATTTTTAAAATACTCTAATGCATCTCTTATATTTCTTAATTTGTTTAAATCTGTTTCTATTGAAACTGGCATATTTTCTATTTTTAAAAAATTAAGTTTCATGATTAAAATTTCCTTTCTTTTTAATTAACCATATAAACAATATAACAAAAACCAGGACAACATAATACAACATAAAACACTATTATATTAATAGTTGTAAAAATAACACTAGCAGCTAACATGAAATGACCTATGTCAAATTATTGACTTGACAAGGGTTACTTAGGGGGTCGGTCTCGGGATATTGTCAAATTACTGACGGGTCACCCCCTTGACAAAAAATCCCTGGGCCCTACCCACTCCACCCACCCAAGATGGGTAAATTTAATTTGATATAATTTTATTTCTTAGGTCCGATGCCCTTGAAAAGTAGAATCAAATATTCAATGTGATTTATATATTTCATTATGGTATAATACGACAATGTTAATATTATTTTACTTTTTAATTTTCGTTACCCTAGTTTACTTAATAACTGTGTTATGGTTGATTTAAAAATAATTTTGTGTAATACTGCTTTTAACTAGGAGTCCCATGTCCAAGAAAAAATTTTAGTTGTAAATTCATTTGGAGGAAATATGAAAACATACTCAAAATATGAAGTAGGTCCGAATGATACCCGTATTATTACTGGTAATCCAATAGATACTGACTTCATGGTTTTTGACGAAAGAATAAGAGATCCAGAAAGAGAATCTATTTTAACGGGTAGAGACTTAGGAAAAGGCATGACCGAGTATGAACGTATGTATGGAAAAATGGACAATATGCCAGCTGGATATGTTTATAACCCTAATAATGTTAATAATGTTAATAATGTTAATAATGTTAATAATGTTAATACAGAAAGCATGACAATGAAACCTAACAATACTTCTGGTCCAGGGACTTCTTTTAGTTTTGGAACTTATGATGATAATACAAAAAAATTACAAGGCGGACTTTTTGATCCAGATGGGTTTGACTATGGAGCGGCGTTTGGAAGTGAACCCGGTAAGTATGTCGTAACTCCTAATGTACCAGCTAGTATGTATGATAATCGAGGAGATAGACCTCCTCCACCTGCAGCAGGTATGCCCGGTGGGGCAAAACCTGATATAGAATCTATGACTGCGGAAGAAGCACAACAGTATATAAAAAGTATGGCTCCTACAACTAGTGGAATTACTGGAGATTATTCTGACTTAGATACTTTTAAGACATATAATTTTACTGATCCAAACTTTCAATTTGAAGATTTTAAAAAAGCTGGAGAGATAGCGGGATATGGTAAGGAGAATAAACTAGCTTCGGATACCAATATTATTTCTGGTGCGGTAGAAGGAACTTATCGACAAGAGGGTGATGACCCAGAAACTCCTGCTACAGGCACAGGTACTCCTAGTGATCCCGGTGCTCCTAGTGATCCCAGTACTCCTGATACTCCTGCTTCAACAACGATTGTACCACCGACTACACAAGTTACACCTATGCAACCGACTACAGTTGTTAATCAACTTGTGCCACCGGGAGGAATTCAAACATTGATGCCTAGTTCACCTACTCCAGTAACGACACCAACAACGTATAAATCAACTTCGTTACTACAACCTGTTGCGCCTTTGACTTCAGAACAACTAGCAGGGTTGGGAACAGATTCACAACAACAGATACAAACTCTTTTAGATGCGTTGAAATTGTATGAGGGTTCTAAAACCACTCCTGCTGCTGCAACTACAACTAGCGAAACAGGTATTACTCCAATACCTCAAGCTATGACGTTAGAGCAGACTAGATTACCTTTTCCTAGTACACAAGAACGTGCAGCGATGAAACAAAATCCAGATCCTTCTGGTAGAGATATGGCTCGTATGTTTGGTGATCCAAATGTAAATAAAACAGAAGCAGAATTGTTAGAAGAACAAAGGCAAGTTTATCTTAAGGCAGGACTTGTACCACCGGGTGAGCCAGGGTATGATCCCGAAATGAATCCTTATTTACCACCAGTGCCAAAAAATTATGTTCCATCTGCGGATCCTTTTTATACTCTTCCTTCTGACGTTGACCCCGTTACAGGGGCATAGTTCCATGAACTTTAGTTTTACTCCACAAGATGTAGACCAGTTAACAAAAACTGTTTTGGGAGAAGCTTTAGGAGAGGATGACAATGGCAAGATTGCCGTGATGAATGTGGTATTGAATCGTCTTAATAGTAAGAGATTTAATAGAAGTGGTAAAAAATCGATTACAGAGATTGTTAGAAAACCTTTTGCTTTTTCTGCATGGAATGATCCAGATAAGGGTGGAAATAATTTAGTTAAGAAAGGTCCGGGTGACAAGGACTATGAATACACAAAAAAGTTGGTTCTTGATTTCTTAAAAGGTAATTATGCGGATAATACGGGTGGTGCTACGCATTACAGAGTTTCTAGTTTAGCTACTCCTGCGTATTATGATCAGAATGAATACAAAGATGCTGACAAGAATTTTTTAAAAATAGGTAAGCATACTTTTATGTCTACGCCTGTAGACGGAGTGGACAGAGCAGATTATGTACCTTCTTCTTCAAGTGCGAGACTTGATTTTCCTTTATTCCAAGCTAAATACAGGGATAAACAAACTCCTGCGGAAATGTTGATGCAGGGATCGGATATGTCTGAAGATTCGCTTCAAAATTTAGCCAATGTTCTAGAACAAAGGAAAAAGAAAGAACAAGGTTTTTTTGCAAGGATCTTGGGCAATGCAATTAGTGGTAAGGGGATAGGTAGTCTATTCTAAGAATCAATGTCCATGAACCTAGAAACTGTACCCGAAGATGTATTGAGAGAGATCCTTTCATTAAAGGAAGCAGAAACAAAACTTATAGTTCGAGAGAAAGCACAAGACAAATTTATGCCTTTTGTGCATCATGTGTACGAGAATTTTATTGAGGGTAGGCATCACAGGGTTATTGCTGAAAAGCTAGAGTTGATAGCTCAAGGTAAATTAAAGCGATTAATCGTGAATATGCCGCCTAGACATAGTAAGTCAGAATTTGCGAGTTACTTGATGCCCGCTTGGTTTTTAGGAAGGAACCCTAAGTTAAAGATTATTCAAGCTACGCACAACACAGAACTTGCGGTACGATTTGGTAGAAAAGTTAGAGATTTAATAGATGAACCGAAATTTAAAGATATTTTTCCGAAGGTAGATTTAAAAGCGGATAGTAAGGCGGCGGGCCGTTGGGAAACAAGTAAAGGGGGCGAATATTTTGCCGCGGGTGTGGGTGCTGCTGTTACGGGTCGTGGTGCGGATTTATTTATTATTGATGATCCGCACTCCGAACAGGATGCTTTATCTGAATCTGCTTTTGAAAATGCTTTTGAGTGGTACACATCTGGTCCACGTCAACGTCTTCAACCGGGTGGTTCGATTATCGTGGTTATGACCCGTTGGGGTATGAAGGATTTAACAGGTCGATTGATCAAGGCGCAAGGTTCAGATTCGATGTCTGATAAGTGGGAGGTTATTGAGTTTCCTGCGATTATGCCTTCTGATAAACCTTTATGGCCTGAATTTTGGAATAAAGATGATTTATTGAAGGTAAAAGCGTCTTTACCTGTGGGTAAATGGAATGCTCAATGGCAACAACAACCCACTGCTACAGAGGGTGCGATTGTTAAAAAAGAATGGTGGCAAAAGTGGGAAAAAGAAAAAATACCACCAGTTAAGTATATTATGCAGAGTTACGATACAGCTTTTTCAAAAAAAGAATCAGCTGATTATAGTGCAATTACAACGTGGGGTGTGTTTAATCCAGAAGAGGGTGGTCCAGATCATGTTATTCTTATGGATGCTCGAAGAGGACGATGGAATTTTCCAGAATTAAAAGCTGTAGCTGCGGAAGAATATGAGTATTGGGAGCCAGATATGGTGATTATTGAAGCTAAAGCATCAGGTACGCCATTGACAGATGAACTAAGAAGAGCAGGAATTCCAGTTATGAACTATACACCGGGCAAAGGACGTGATAAGATAACAAGAATGCACACAGTTGCACCTTTGTTTGAAGCAAGCATGGTTTGGTCGCCAGAAAAGAGTTTTGCGGATGAAGTGATAGAGGAATGCGCTGCTTTCCCAAATGGGGATCATGATGATTATGTTGACAGCATGACCATGGCTTTGATAAGATTCAGACAAGGTGGTTTTGTCAATTTAGAAGGTGAAGACGAAAGAGATGAAAACTGGTATCCAAGAAAAAGGGAGTATTACTAATGCCAAGTATAGACAGTAAAACAAGATCTGAAATAAAAAGAATAGCTGATTTTCTTAACAAGAATAAAAGCGGTAAAACTTTAAACTTTGTATTAAAAGAAGTTAGAGAGCAAACAGAAGAGGATATGGAAGATCCTGATTCTTTTAACGAAGCAATAAAGTATGTTAAAGAAAATTTTGGGAAAGAGGGTGCATTATTTAACCTTGGTCCTAAGATAGTAAAACAAAAACCTTCTGCTAAAGACGAGCGATTGGGGATAACTAAAACAAAGAAAAAGAAAAGGGATCCACAAACTACGGCTGAAAATAAAGCAAAGGGAAATCCTATAACTGCTCAAGGACAAGTTGATAAGATCAAGGATCCAGACCGTAATTTTTATTATAGGTTAAATCTTGAAGCTCCTGCTACAGTTGCAGAAACAGTATTAGGGGGAATAGATAGAAATCCAAGGAAAAAGTTCTCTGGATTTGACTCTGAAAGCAAAGAAAGAAAAGCTAGAGGCTTTTCTCAAGGTGGACTTGTCTATGGTAAGAAGTTCTCTGGTATATACTAATGATGTTTAATCCTTTTAATACTGGTGGCAGGGGAATAGCTAGTCTTATTCAACCTTTACTGATGGGCATAGGTTCACAGATAAATCAATCTACAAACACTCAATTGAATGATTTTGGTCAAAAGGTAGAACAACTAGTTTCAGAAAGCTTTCCAGAATTAGAAATGAATCAGCCAATGGGTATGCAAGTTGCTAGACCTATTCAAGCACAAAATAGGAATAGATTTCTTTCTATGTTTTCACCTCAGACACGACCTCAGACACGGCCTCTACGGCCTCTTGAACCCCAAGATGGTCCTGCACTTCCTATGAATCCTATGGAAAGATATGGTGATAACTCCCTTAACGCTACACCTAAATATTTTCCTATGATTCCGGGTGTTTTAACACAAGATATGAACTCAGCGTCTTCTTACAGTAATTTGACAGAATACCTAAACCGACCCCAAATGACACCCTCTGCAATGCGTTCTGCTTTTGGTGGAATAAGCAGTTTGGCACAAATGCTTCCTAGAGCTATCTAAGAAAGGAATAAGTATGGTAAATGTTGATTCTGGATTTATGCAAGGTGGCGCAGCAGAAGAAACTGCACCAGAGGTAGAAATAGAAGTTCCTCAAGTTGAAGAATTTGAAGGTGGCGCAGAAGTTATTGACGATGGTCAAGGTGGAGCCATTGTTCAAGCTTTGCAGGGGATGTTAGAAGAATCAGTAGAAGTAGCTACAGAAGAATATAATCATGATGCCAATTTAGCTGAAGTCTTAAGTGACTCCATTCTGGGGGAAATATCTTCAGATTTACGAGGAAAGTATGAAGAAGACTTAGAATCAAGTTCCGAGTGGCGAGAAGCTTATACAAAAGGATTAGATTTACTTGGAATACAGTATCAAGAGAGAACAGAGCCTTTTCAAGGTGCTTCTGGTGTAACGCATCCTTTGATTTCAGAATCAGTAACACAGTTTCAAGCACAAGCGTATAAAGAAATGCTACCTGCGGGTGGTCCAGTTCGCACTAAAGTTTTAGGCGTTGAAACGACAGAAAAGCAAAGTCAAGCTACTAGAGTCAAAGAATTCATGAACTATCAGATTACTGAAGTTATGGAAGAGTTTGACCCCGATACTGATCAAATGTTGTTTTATTTACCTTTATCTGGATCTACTTTTAAGAAAGTATACTTTGATACAACAAAAAATAGAGCTGTTTCCAAATTTGTTCCCTCTGAAGACTTAATTATTCCTTATTCTGCTACTGATTTAGCTACTTCTCCAAGAGTGACGCACGTTTTACGCATGGATGAGAATGAAGTTAGAAAGCTACAAGTAGCAGGAATATTCAAAGATGAGGACATTTCTTCTTCTGAAGGGGAAGAAGACCCCATAAAAGATAAAATTAATGAACTAGAGGGTCTTTCTAAAGGATATTCAGATGATTATTACTCTATTTTAGAGATTCATGCTGATTTAGACATAGAAGGTTTTGAGGATATAGGGCAAGATGGAGAGCCAACAGGTATAAAACTACCTTATGTGGTAACAATTGATCATGGTTCTGGTAAAATACTCTCAATTATTAGAAATTATGATCAAAATGACCCAACAAAGAAAAAAAGACAGTATTTTGTTCACTATAAGTTCTTACCCGGTCTAGGTTTTTATGGATTTGGTCTTATTCACATGATTGGTGGGTTAGGAAGAGCAGCAACAAGTATTTTAAGACAATTAATTGATGCAGGAACGCTTGCAAATCTTCCATCTGGCTTTAAAGCAAGAGGAATTCGCATAAGAAATGATGATGAACCTCTTTCACCCGGTGAATTTAGGGATATTGACGCTCCTGGCGGTAGTATTAGAGATTCTATTATACCATTACCTTTTAAAGAACCATCTGGAACACTTGCACAGTTGTTAGGATCCTTAATTGAGGGTGGTAGACGATTTGTTTCGATTGCAGATCAACAAATTAGTAATATGAGTCAAGAAATGCCTGTTGGAACAACGGTTGCGTTGCTTGAGCGTGGCATGAAAGTCATGTCTGCTATACATAAAAGGCTTCATTACTCTCAAAAAACAGAATTTAGGTTACTCGCAAGGATATTTTCAGAAAATCTCCCTCCTATTTATCCTTACGAGGTATCTGGTGCGTCTGCTGAAGTAAAAATGCAGGATTTTGATGGCAGGGTCGATATTTTGCCTGTTTCTGACCCTAATATTTTCTCCATGGCGCAGCGAGTCACTCTAGCTCAAACTCAACTTCAACTCGCTCAATCCAATCCGCAAATGCACAATCTTCATGCGGCGTACCAGAGAATGTATCAAGCTTTGGAAGTACAAAACATTGAACAAATACTACCACCAGAGCCACAACCACAACCAACAGATCCTAGTATTGAAAATGCTATGATTTTACAAAACAAAAAAGTTCAAGCTTTCCCCGAACAAGATCATGATTCGCATATAGCTTCTCACGTAGCTCTTATGCAATCTACTCTTGTTCAAACATCTCCTCCTGCATTGAGTATATTTTATTCTCATATTTTTGAACATCTTTCTTTTAAAGCTAGAATGATTGTTCAAACAGAAATGCAAGAGTTACAGATGCAAGCTCAACAAGCACAAATGCTTGCACAAACTGGAGCTATGGATCCTATGATGGCTCAACAGCAAATTCAACAAGCACAAATGCTCACTCCAGAGCAAATTGAAAACAGAGTTGCACAATTACAAGCACAACTTATTCAAGAACTTATGGCTAGTATTTCTCCTCCTCAAGGTCAACAAGATCCTCTTGTTGAAATAAGGAAGCAAGAATTACAAATAAAAGCCGCAGAAGCTCAAAGAAGAGCTGTAAGTGACCAAGAGAGAATGGATATAGAACGTGCTAGAATTCAGCAACAAGCTGTAGCAGATGCTGCTAGGATCGAACTCCAAGAAGACATAGCGGACGAGAGATCGGATGTGAATAGAGAACGCATAGCCGTTCAGAGAGAAGCTATGCAAAAACGTGGGTAATCCACGCCTTTCTTAAAACGCTAATCTTTTTGGAAGTAAAATGGTTTTTGGGGAAATCGTTGCTGGTATTGCATTGGTGAAGTCTAGTGTGGACTTCATAAAATCGAATATTGACACTTGTAAAGATATTTCAGAAATAGCAGGTCATATAGATAATCTTCTTGATGCAGAAAAAGAAGTTCAAAAGAAAAGATTTAATAAAAATAGATTAAGTATTTCAAGCGTGGCTACCGAAGTTTTAGACGCTAAGTTAGCTGCAGAAGAATTATATAATGTATCTGTTTTAGTAGATCAAAGATTTGGACATGGAACTTGGGCAGGTATTTTAGCAGAAAGAAAAAAACGCATAGATGAGTTAAAAGAAGCTGAAAAAGAAAGAATGCGGATTAAAAAACAACAACAAGAAGAACTAATTGAAATATTATCTATAGGTTTTATCGTGTTAGTTGCTCTCGGAGCAGCATTAGGGGCAGTTTATATTCTATGGAACTTTTTATAATGAACGATAGACATAGCATTGTAAAAATAGCTATACTTTTAGCTATCATTTTGTTAGCATGGGTAGAAACTTTTTTTATTCAACCGGGATGGAACTTTCATAGATGACACAGAAAAAATTACAGAAGGGAAGTGCTTGGGATTATGTAGACATTGATAATGATGGTGAAATAACAGATAATGAGATTTCCATGGCTCAAAAAATGGAAGAGCTAGAGCACAAAAGAGAAATTCATAATAATTTAGATAAAATGCAAGATCAACAACGATTAATGGCTTGGGTAGCCATGGGTTCTATGGTTATTTTTGTTGGTATTTTAATGACTCCTTTTATAGAGGCTGAAAGAATAAATATGTTTAGTGGTTTTTTAAATACTTTTTTTGTTAGTCAAGCAGCTGTTGTATCTGTTTTTATGGGAGCCACTGCTTATAGTAAAAGAAGTAATGATTTATCGGTGCAAGCAAAATGAAAATTACTCAAGTTAAAAGAATAAATCCTGTTGCAAGAGAAATGTTACAACAAAGAAAATCTCCACAAATAGTTGAATCTAAAAAAATATATGATAGAAATAAAAAAAGAATTAAAAAAGATAGTGCAACAAAAATTAGGGAAATGTTTGAATAATGCCACATTATACAAAACCTTTAAAAAAAGTTATCGGAGGTCTAAAAAAGGCTTCAAAGTTACATGCAAAACAAGCTAAATCTTTGAGTAAGATAGAAAAAGATCAAAGAACAAGATACAAGAATAAGCATACCGCTAAAACTAGGGTGAAGAGAAAAAAATGAGTTTGTTAAGTAATTTCATTAAACCTGTAGGTGATATTCTTGATAAGGTTATTCCAGACCAAGATCTTAAAAGAAAATTATCTCATGAAATAGCTACAATGGCTGAAAAACAAAGTCATGAAGTAATTATGGCTCAATTAGAGGTTCTGAAAGCTGATGCACAAGGAAATTGGTTTCAATCGTCCTGGAGACCCATGATTGGGTGGGTCGGAGCGATTTCGTTACTGGTGAATTACCTAATTTCTCCGATTTGCCAAGGGTTTGGAATAGACATTCCACAGGCTGATATGTCGGTAATGATGCCGATTTTAACCGGGATGTTAGGAATCGCAACATTACGCAGCGTAGACAAGTTTAACAAGACAGATACGAAAGGGAAGAAATAATGCCTAAAGACGCTTGTTATCATAAAGTAAAAGCTAGATATAGAGTTTTTCCTTCAGCCTATGCTAGTGGTGCAATAGCTAAATGCCGAAAGGTAGGAGCGGCTAACTACGGTACTGGTGGCAAAAAAAAGAAAAAAAAGAAAACAGTGAAAAAGGCAGAGGGTGGTATTATATCTGCTATAGATAATCCAAAAAGATTACCTGTGCAAAAATTTAAAAATGGTGCTTTCGTTGCTGCAGGTTGTGGAGAGGTACAAGAAAATAAAAGGAAAGCAACGAGGATCTTTTAAATGTCAAAAGATCCAAAAGTAGGTACGGGCAAAAAACCAAAAGGAAGTAAAAGGAGATTATATACCGATGAAAATCCTAAAGATACTGTATCAATTAAGTATGCTACCGTTGCAGATGCTAGGGAAACTGCTAGAAAAGTTAAAAACATTAAGAAACCATACGCTAGGAAAATTCAAATCCTTACTGTCATGGAGCAAAGAGCCAAAGTATCTGGGAAAAAAGAACAAGCATTAATCGCAAAAAGAGCGAAGGAATCATTGAAAAAAATACATAAAAGTAAAAAAGCTGGATAAAAAATGGCAGTAAGAAAAACAAAAGAAGGATTAGCTTTAAAGCGTTGGTTTAAGGAAGATTGGAAAGATGTCAAAACGGGGAAGGCGTGTGGCCGTAGCAAGGGTGAAAAACGGGGTACTCCATATTGTCGCCCCTCTAAGAGAGTCAGTTCTAAAACCCCAAAAACAGCTTCAGAACTCACTGCTAGTGAGAGAAGATCCAGGATCCGACAAAAAAACAGAATCGGACAACCTGCGGGAAAACCCAGAAGAGTCAAATCATTGAAAAGGAGAAAGAAAAAATGATGAGAAAAATGAAAACAAAAGGCATGCGTAATGGTGGTAGAGTCATGACTAAAGGCATGCGTAATGGTGGTAGAGTTATGACTAAAGGCATGAAAAATGGCGGTAGAGTTATGACCAAAGGATATCGTAATGGTGGTAGAGTCATGACTAAAGGTGGTAGTGCAGGTGGTGCTAAAAAAATGACAATAGCGCAACTTAGAGCTATGGCTAGAAAAATGGGTTATAAAGTATCTAAAGCTTAATGTCCTATTTAATAAGCAACATTCCACACTTTAAGTGTTGGGTGCGAAAAGAGTTTACGTGTAATCACCAAAGATATCATGGAGAGTTTCTTCATGGTTTAGCTATCGCAGTAAATACAATACCAGATAGATGTTTAAGCTTTCAGATTGTTTTTACAGGATGCGAACCAGATGGAGAACCAGAGGATACGATACATGGAGGAGCTATGTGGGCAAGAATGCCAATTACTGCTTTAGTTGCTGACATCCCTCTAGAAGAGTGGCCTGTTATGATGGAAACACATTTAGTTCAACCTTGGGATTGTAGTTCACACAATCACTCTGTTATTAATATGGAAAGAGTGAGTTCTTCTCCTTGGTTATGCAAAATTGATGGAGAATTTTATCAAGGTAAGTATCTTTTTACTGTGGATTACACAGAAAGTCATATCGCAGATGATCCTGCACAACACAAGCAAAGTCATGTGTTGCAGTTAACAGATGCAGGAGAGTGGACAGGAAATATTGTAGCTTTACCTAACAATAGGGTGAGAGCAACAAGTCCTGCTTTATGGGAAACAGGAGAAGGTGCTCCTGATTTTAAACCTAGTCAACACCTTCATGCCGCAGAAATTCATAATAGTTATCTTGATCCAAGAATAACTTTTGATAATTTATATGCAGAAGAGGAGAATGAATCATGAAGAAAATACCAGACGATAACCCTGGACTTAAAAAACTTGCTAAAGAAAGACCTGATGTTGTTAAAAAAATGGGTTATTCTAATACAGGTTTTAAAAATGGAGGAGCGGTTATGGTTAAAACAAATCAAAAACCGCATATAGGATAAATGCCTAGAAAAAAGAAAAGTCCTGCTTGGACAAGAAAAGAGGGTAAAAACCCTAAAGGTGGATTAAACGCCAAGGGTAGAGCTTCTTATAATAGAGCTACTGGTGGTAATTTAAAACCACCCGCTCCCAAGCCAAAAACGAAAAAAGACGCAGCAAGAAGAAAGTCTTTTTGTGCGAGAATGAAGGGTATGAAAAAGAAATTAACTAGTGCAAAAACAAGAAGAGATCCAAATAGCAGAATAAATAAGTCATTAAGAGCTTGGAATTGTTAAAATGGATGTTGTAATTTTTTCAAAAGCATTATATAAGAAGATAGAACAACGTGAAGAAGACATTTCTACGTTGTTAATTAGTGGTGGCGTACAAAATCATGAGCAGTATCGCCAATTAGTAGGAGAGGCACAAGGACTCTCTTTTGCTAAAGAAGAAATCAAGTCCTTGCTGGAGAGAAACGCTGACTATGACGAAGACACTTTACGTTCCTGATCATGTAGCGCAAAAAGTAAAAGAAGAAAAGGCTAAGTCCTCTGACTTAAACAATGCTTACATAGATCCTAATAACAAAGTTTTAGATCCCACTTTATTAGAAAAACCTTTACTTGAAAGACTTCCTCAACCTACAGGTTGGAGATTATTAGTTATGCCCTATCAAGGAAAGGCTACTACTGAAAAAGGATTGCATATACCAGATCACATTAGAGAAAGAGAAGCTTTAGCTACTGTTGTTGCTTATGTGTTGAAAATTGGTCCACTAGCTTATCAAGATCCAAATAAGTTTGGAGATAATCCAAAACCTTGGTGTAAAGAGGGTGAATGGGTCTGTATAGGTAGATATGCAGGATCTAGATTTAGAATAGAAGGTGGAGAAGTTCGCATCTTAAATGATGATGAAGTGATCGCTACTATTCTCGAACCAGATGATATTAAGCACGTTTGAGGTAAAAAATGGCAGAAGAAAAAGTAGAAACTATAGAAAAAGAAGAAGAGGGTCAAGAAGTTGAAGTCAAGTTGGAAAGCCCTAGTAAGATGGATGGGAATACAACAGATAATTCTTCCACTGAAACTGAAGTGGTGGTTTCAGAAGAGAAGAAAGAATCTGAAGAAGAGTTAGATGATTACAGTAAAAGAGTTCAAAAACGTATAAAAACTCTTACAGAAAAGTATAGAACAGAAGAAAGAAATAAAGACGAAGCTCTTCGATTTGCAGAAACAGTAAAAAATGAAAATGATCAATTAAAGCATAGATTAAATAATTTAGATACTGGTTATTTAAATGAATATGGTACTAGATTAGAATCTCAATTATCAAGTGCAAAACAACTTTACAAAGAAGCACATGAAGCAGGTGATGTAGAGAAAATGTTTAAAGCACAAGAAGCTTTATCAAAAATATCGATAGAGCAAGAAAGATATCGATTAGCTAAACAAAGACAAGAGCAAAATAAAGTTCAAGTTGAGCAACCACAACCACAGGCTCAACCACAACCACAACCACAACCACAACCACAACCACAGGCTCAAAAACCAGATCCAAAAGCAGAAAAATGGGCAGAAAAAAATGAATGGTTTGGGCAAGATGAGGTTATGACATACGCAGCCTTTGGTATTCATCGTAAATTAGTCGAAGAAGAAGGGTTTGACCCGCAAAGCGATGAGTACTATACTGAGGTTGATTCGAGAATTCGTACCGAGTTTCCACACAAGTTTAACTCGGCTCGGAAAAACGGGGGAAGTACCAGAGTCGCTTCTGCTGATACTTCTGCATCCCGCACAAATAAATCAGGGCGCAGGACCGTCAAGTTATCTCCTTCGCAGATTGCGATAGCAAAAAAGCTTGGTGTTCCTCTTGAAGAATACGCCAAATATGTAAAGGATTGAGGAACATGGCAGATAGAACAGATAGGTCAACACAAACTAGAGAAAAAACCTCTAGAAGAAAACCTTGGACACCACCCAATCGATTAGATGCTCCCGCACCTAAAGATGGGTATAGACACAGATGGATACGAACTCAAATTAGAGGGGATGAAGATACCATGAATGTTCACGCAAGATTACGTGAAGGTTGGGAACCCGTCCGACATGATGAATATCCTGATAGTGACTATGCAACCATTGAAGATGGTAAACACGCAGGAGTGATTGGAACAGGTGGCTTAATGCTTGCAAGAATACCTGTAGAAACAGCAGAGGAAAGAAACGCATATTACCGGGATCGTACCCGTGACCAGATGAAAGCTGTTGATCAGGACTTAATGAAGGAACAGCATCCTTCAATGCCTATTGAAAACAAAAGGCAAAGTCGTGTAACTTTCGGAGGGCGAGGTCGTGACTCCGAATAAATGTAAACCATAGAAGAGAAGGAGTTATCCAATGGCAAATGCTAATGGTGCTTTCGGACTTAGACCTATAGCGAAAATGGGGTCTAATTCTAATTCTACAGGTTCATCTGGATACACAAAGTATGAGATAGCTAATGGCAACACAAATGTCATTTATCAAGGCTCTCCTGTAATACCTCTAAGCACAGGCTTTATTGATATAGTCGGTGCAGCAGCAGGTGGCACAGTAGGATTGGTAGGTGTATTTTACGGTTGTGAATTCGTTTCATCTGTAACTGGTGAGCTTACATTTTCTAATCATTGGCCCGGATCTGGAGCAGATTCAAATCATCCAGTAAAGGCTATTGTGTATGATGATCCTATGCAATTATTTGTAATATCATCAGACGCTTCGTTAACCAGTGAAGCAACACTTCGTGGTCATGTTTTTGCTAATGCTAATTTTTCATCTGGAACATCTGGTTCAACAACAACTGGAATGTCTTCAGCTGCTTTAGCAGTTAGCACTATCGCTACTACGAACACGTTGAATCTGCGTATTATGGGTTGGCAAGAAGATCCAGAAAACGCTGATTTTACTGCAGCTGGTATCCCTGTAGTTGTTAGGTTGAATAACCACTTCAATTCACCGAACGGTGCAATTGCTGGTGGCACAGTTTCAACCACTGGCGTATAAGGAGGTTAAGACATGGCTATATCCAGAGCACAACTCGCCAAGGAGTTAGAACCTGGTCTTAATGCCCTTTTCGGCATGGAATATGACAGGTACGAGAATCAACACGCAGAAATATTTACTACTGAATCATCAGATCGTTCTTTTGAGGAAGAAGTGATGTTAAGCGGATTTGGTTCTGCTCCTACTAAATCAGAAGGATCATCAGTTAATTTTGATGATGCTACTGAAGCTTACACAGCAAGATACAACCACGAAACTATCGCACTAGCTTTTTCTATCACCGAAGAAGCAGTGGAAGATAATTTATATGATAGATTATCCTCTAGATACACCCGTGCTCTTGCTAGATCTATGGCACATACAAAGCAGGTTAAAGCTGCTGCTGTGCTTAACAATGCTTTTACTGCTGGTGCTACTGCTGGTGGTGATGGCGTAGCTTTATGTGCTACAAACCATCCATTAACAAATGGAAGCACATTTGCAAATGAGCCAAGCACTGCTGCTGATTTGAACGAAACTTCTCTTGAAGACGCTCTTATTAGTATTGCTGGTTTTGTAGATGAGCGTGGATTAAGAGTGGCACTAAGAGGTATGAAACTAGTAGTTCCTAGACAATTGCAATTTGTCGCTGAAAGATTATTGGTATCTAATTTAAGAGTAGGTACTGCTGACAACGATACAAATGCACTTAGATCAATGGGAATGCTTCCAGATGGCTACACTGTTAATGACTTTTTGACAGATGCGGATGCTTTTTTCTTAACGACAGATGCTCCTAGAGGGTTTCTACATTTTGAAAGAGTACCACTATCTACTCAAATGGAAGCTGATTTTGATACTGGAAACATGAGATATAAAGCCAGAGAAAGATATTCTTTTGGTTTTTCAGATCCAAGATGTGTTTTCGGTTCACCAGGTGCGTAATAGCACATCCTCCTAAATAACTAAGGGGCGTTTATTCGCCCCTTTCTTTTTTGAAAAAAATAGTGTAAGATTAAATATCACTGACAGCGAAAGCTGACATTTGCCAAGACAGGAGATATAAAATGGCTAATACAACTTTTAGTGGACCAGTTAGGTCTGAAAATGGATTTAAAAATATTATTAAAAACTCCACTACTGGAGCTTTAACCAATGAAATGACTTTATCTACTTATACTGCAACAATTACAATTGCAACAACAGGGACAAGTCATAAAGAAGCTTCTATTGGAATTCCTTCTAACTTTATCCCAATGGGTGTTGCTATTACAGTTACAAGTGCTGCAGCAAACGCAGTTAACTTAGTTGATATAGGAACAGATGCTGATACTGATGGTTTTGTTGATGGTATATCAGAAGCTATTAATTCAGCAGGTTTTAAAGGATTTTTTCCTTGTAATGGTGTACTAGGTATGTCTGGTGGTGCAACAACTGCTGCTACTGAAACGGCTGATGAGGTAGAGGTTATTATATCTGGAAACGCCGGTGCTGGTGGAGAATTATCTCTTAAATTTTTTGGTATTTCCTCTGACTCACCAACTGCTTAGTAAAGGAGTAGATTATGGCTGCTTCAATATTTGCTAAAACAGCAACTTCCACAGGAACACTTCAAGGTGGCAGAACAAGACTAAAAGCTTTCTATGTTAAGACAGCTGGTAGTGGTTCTCCCGCTGTTGTATTTAAAAA